ATCAACATACCAGCCAACACTGTGTTTGAAGTCTATGCCGGTGCTGGAAACAAAGTCACTGTGACAGGAACCCCATTCACTGCACTTGAATTAGGAACAGCAAGCTCGGCTCAAGAAAGCGTGTTCTAACCATGCGAGCACGTGAGTTTATCACTGAGGATGGTGGTCAGAGTTTCGATGCCCTTGACCACGATCAGTCTACTGGCCGTAGACGATCACGTGGCAAGCACCACAAAGGTCATCCTGACAACTGGTACGTGGCTACTAGTCCAGGTGCCATGGCCATAGATAATCTTGACAAATACTATGACCTGTATCGTATGGGTATGATCATGGCAGGCGGCCCCACACAAGATATAGCCGATGAGGAGTCATACATCGCTAACAGTCCTATCTTATCTGGTTACACAGACGAAGATGATGAGAAAATCAAATACGCGGCCAAACGCTTAGGCGGTAGAATACGCAACATAGCTCCTCCGGGTAGCCAGGAACCCACTGATACCAATATAAAAAGTCCCGTCAAAGCATTTAAAGGATATCCACGATGAGAGCTCGTGAGTTTATAACCGAACAAAAAGATCTGCCACCTGAGCAGGCAGATCCCATGCGCTACACTTACATAATACCTGGGCTCAGCGCAGCCGATCCTTACAAGAATTATCGCTTTGGTGTGGCCATAGCCAGAGCCCGCAGTGATGCACAGCCTGACACCGTAAATCCCAATCGCCCTGAGTGGACATCAGAAACAGCTTTTGGTGAAAATGGTGTGATAGCAGGATTCAACAACACTGTAGATCCCATCATTGACCAAGCATTGAGGATGACCAAGACACCCGGCGGCAAAAAGCTAGTTAGCACTCCACAGAGCGACGAACCAGCATTTGTTGACAAAGTAAGTCCAATCAAACCATTTAAGGGATACCCACGATAATGGCAACACCAAATCCCACAGAAGTCGCACCATGGTACCTGCGTAATATAACGCAGGCCCTGGAACTTGACGAAGCCACAGGCAATGTATTTGTCCGGACTAATGCCGCGCTGATTGGCAACGTCTCAGTGGGTAACGTTTCCATTGGTGCCCTGGGCAATGTTGATTTAACAGGCAATACTTTGCCTGTTACAGTAGAAGCAGGCAACGTCACGGTATATCAAGGCACAGATCCCTGGATGGTCGAAGGCAATGTGGTAGTTACATCGGGCAATGTTGGAGTCGTTGGCAATATTGCAGGTATCACCGGTAACATTGCAGGTATCACTGGCAACGTAAAAGTTGTACAAGGTACAGACCCTTGGAACGTATCTGGCAACGTGTCAGTGACAGGTGGCAATATTAGTGCTTCGTTAGGAGCTGGCAGTATAGATGCTTTTGGTCGCTTGCGTGTTGCTGAACCTTATACATTGTTTGATTCAGCATTTATTGGATCAGCAGACAACGGAAAGTTTGACACAGCCCTTACAGGTACTGGATCTACATCGTACGACGTATATTCAAGTGCAGTTTCGATGACAGTAGGCACAGCCTCTGGAGATCAAGTTGTGCGTCAAAGTTATAGAACTTTTCCTTATCAACCTGGCAAGGCATTAGAGATATTTGAAACTTTTGCTTTTGCTAATAGTCAACCTAATCTGCGCCAGCGCATAGGATATTTTACAGCATACAACGGCGTGTATCTTGAAGACAATGGCGGTACCTATTATTTGGTCATAAGAAAACAAACAGGCTCGTCAACCTATACCGAAACTCGAGTACAACAAAGTTCCTGGAATATTGATCCGCTAAATGGTGCAGGACCCAGCGGAATAGACATCAATCTTTCCAAAGTACAAATACTTTACACAGCCATTGAATGGCTAGGTGTAGGTAGTGTATTCTGCGGATTTATCATAGAAGGAACCTATTACTTTGCACATAGATTTGATCATGCAAACATAGATACTTCTACTTACATGCAAAGTGCCCAACAAAGTATAAGATTAGAAATAACAAATACAGGTACTACCACCGGAGCTTCGATGAAACAGATTTGCTCCAGTGTTATATCATCGGGCGGATACGCACCATCCGCTGAACAACAATTCACCGGCCGCGGGTTGACTTATTATACTATGTCCACTGCTGGAACATTTTATAACTCAGTTAGTTTACGATTGGGCACTGACGGTATAAACTATAACAAAGTAGTATACCTTGACAATGTCAACGTACTCAGCGACAGTAATCAAAACATGCAGTGGAGACTAATACTCAACCCTACATTCAGTGTTGCACCAACCTGGTCTAATGTCACAACATTTACCCAATCAACAACATCCAACGTCACAGTTACAGGCGGTACTGTTTTAGGTTCTGGATACGTAGTAAACAAAGGTGAACCTGTGTCTTTGGCCGGAGACTTATTCCGTTGGCAGATAGGTAGAACTATTGCTGGAAACAGCGATGTTTTGTGCGTTTGTGTTACGGCAGATTCAAACAATGTAAAGCTGGGCGGCGATGTAGGATTCTTTGAGATATAAAAATGAAAAAACTATTATTTGTTCTACTATTTGTTCCGTTATCTGTGTTTGCACAGATCAATGCTCAGTGCCCACAGTTTACCAGTCATGGCACACCTGCTTATCAAGCACAGCCCGGAGATCAAGAGTTATGCAAGACCAACTATGCCGTGATCCATCGTTGTTCAGTCAAAGCGCCTGTGGCTGTGTTTGAACATCTCACAGTGGCTGCCATGACAGGACCAGCCAAACGCAAGGATAACTTCCGAGCTGATCCTGCTGTGCATCCTGAGTGCCAAGCTACACTAGCAGACTACGCCACTGTGGGTCGCACACACGATCGAGGACACATGGCACCTGCTGGCAACAACACTCAAAATGATCAGATCATGAGTGAGAGTTTCTTCTTGTCAAACATGGTCGCACAGGTAGCCAACAATAACCGTGGGATCTGGAAACAGTTGGAAACTTGGGAGCGCGACTGGGCATCAAAAGGCGGTGACTTTTACATCATCTCTGGTGGCATTTTTGATCCTGGCCATCCTGTGACAGGCAACGGTCTGGGCATACCCACACGCCTATACAAAGTCATACACGAAAAGACATCTGGACAAACAATGGCATACTTGATGCCCAATGCCGCATTACCCGTGGCAGACTTGCCCAAGTATCAAGTGCCTCTACCAGCAGTGGAAGAGGCCACTGGTATGCGTTTTCCTTTTAAATAACTTTGGATTTTGATTCTTTAAGGCCTAGGTAAGCATTCCAGCTGGGATGACGCACACCTGTATAAGTGCTTTTCACGGAATTAACCAAGGCCCAGTAATTGGGTTTCACTGGAGTTTTGTTTGGTCTCCAGATCTTTGATCCTTTTTCAGCATTGCACTCTTTACATGCTGTGACACAATTTTCCCAACTGGTAACACCACCGTGGCTACGAGGTAGCACATGGTCTATGGTTAGTTCTTTGCCGTTGAAAGTATCATTGCAATATTGGCAAGTAAACAAGTCACGTAGATATAGATTCTGTCTACTGAACCGCATGCCTCCGTTTTTACCAAAACCTCGTTTGGTCACGGCCACAGCGGGCACCCGCATCTCTAGTCGAGCACTGCGTACAGTCCAATCATCATACCATTCCAACACTTGGATTTTGTCCAGGAAGAACAGTTTAATAGCAGTTTGCCAATCTATGGTTGAAAGTGGCAAGTAGTTGACCGGTTGATAGTCCGGCGCTAGTATTAGCGTATCGCTCATAAGAATATTTATGTGTGTATATTTTGGTAAGTAATTGTATGTCAAAGAGTTTAGAAGGTGTACTGGTAAAAGCCCCGCATAGACGGCATCCTTATACCGAACAACAAATAGATGAATTTGTGGCTTGTGCTGACTCCGCAACAGGTCCGCAATACTTCATGAGCCATTTCTTCTACATCCAACATCCTTTGCATGGCAAGATGTTGTACCAGCCCTACGAATTCCAAGATCGACTGATAGAAACATATCACAATTATAGATTCTCTATCTCCATGATGCCTAGGCAAACGGGCAAATCGACCTCGGCAGCTGGTTACTTGTTGTGGTACGCTATGTTTGTTCCAGACTCCACAATTCTAGTTGCCGCACACAAGTATTTGGGCGCACAGGAGATCATGCAACGTGTTCGCTATGCCTATGAAGCCTGCCCAGATCACATCCGAGCTGGTGTAACAAGTTACAACAAAGGAAGCATAGAGTTTGACAACGGCAGTCGAATAGTAGCGCAAACCACTACAGAAAACACAGGTCGTGGTATGTCAATTACACTCCTATACTGTGACGAGTTTGCATTCGTGCGGCCCACCATAGCCAAAGAGTTTTGGACTTCCATCACACCCACACTGTCAACAGGTGGTAAAGCAATTATAACATCAACACCCAACTCAGACGAAGATCAGTTTGCGTTGATTTGGAAGATGGCCAACAAGCTGGAAGATGAATACGGCAACCCCACAGAAATGGGACAGAACGGATTCCGTGCTTTCCGTGCATTCTGGAGAGAGCATCCTGACAGAGACGATGCCTGGGCGTCACAACAACGTGCCATACTTGGCGAAGAACGTTTCCGACGTGAAATGGACTGTGAATTCATCATTGATGATGAAACCTTGATCGCTCCTACCAAGCTGATCGATCTAACGTCTCAGGATCCCTTGTATAAAACAGGACAGGTGCGTTGGTTCAAACGACCACAACCGGGTAACATATATGCAGTGGCTCTTGATCCTAGCCTAGGTACAGGAGGAGATCCTGCAGCCATACAAGTATATGAAGCCAACACCACAGAGCAAGTGGCAGAGTGGCGCCACAATAGAACTGACATTCCAAGCCAGGTGCGCATTCTTGCCGACGTTTGCCGACACATCAACGAGTCGGTGAAAGATTCAAAAAGTATCTACTTCACTGTGGAAAACAACACCATTGGAGAAGCCGCACTGATATCCATAGCAGAATACGGTGAAGAAAACATACAAGGCTATTTCCTCAGCGAACCCAACGGTGGCAGTGGTCGCAGATATCGCAAAGGATTCAACACCACAAATAGGCCCAAACTAGCGGCCTGCGCCAAGCTCAAGAATCTAATAGAAACAGGGCGTATGAAAATATATTCTGCCAGTCTTGTCACAGAGCTCAAGAGCTTTATTGCACACGGAGCAGGATATGCGGCAAAAGCAGGTGAAACAGACGATCTTGTCATGGCCACAATCCTAGCAGTGCGTATGATGCAACTACTACAGAGCTATCACGCAGAGCTAGATACACAACTGCGCGATCACAGCGACACTATGATAGAACCCATGCCCTTTGTTGCTGTATTCTAATAAATACTAAACTATGAGTCAATCCAACACAGCCTCCCAACAACTTTACGATTTGCTAGTCAGCAGAGATTTTGATCCAGAAGCACTGGATGCTACGGGCAAACCTGCAGACAATCCTGCTGATGCTGAAATCATCAGCTTTGACTACAAAACCGATGAAAAAAACTACGGTGCTGTGGTATTGGTGTTGGACGGTGAAAATAACTTAGATATCTACTTTGGCGACAACATGGGTCGCGCCATGGAAGGCGATGATCGTAGCGAATGGTACGATTTCCTTTATCTTGTGCGTATGTTTGCCAAGCGTAACTTGCTGACATTTAGCCTCAAAAATCTATCCAGACTCAAATACAACATGAAGACCATGGCCGCTGTAAAAGAAAGTATCTTTGAAGGCTACTATGGATCTCGTAAAATCAGCTACAGCGACCAGCCACAGAAAACAAGACTGCGTATCAAGCACAGCAAGGACCTTGATGAAGGTGAAGCACGATATCGCAACATTGAAAGCATCTATGTTGAAAATTCACAGGGCGAAAGATTCAAAGTACCTAGTCGTAGCCTCATGCACGGTCGCATGATAGCACGACATGTAGCCGAGGGTGGCAATCCTTACGATGCATTTGGTCAGCACATCAACGAAATGGTTGAAGAGATGCATACGTTGGCAAACTTTGTGAGAGCATCCAAAAACAAAAACTATGATGGTGATGCCAATCACATGGTAGAGTCTGCCATACGTCATTACACTGATCTCAAAGCCAAAGCCAAACGCATGATTGGACGCCGTGGTTATCATGAAGCACGTGAGCAGTTTGATCCTGCAGAGATCACGCCTGTGAACGAAGCAGTAGAGACCATTAGAGAATTATTTGTACAACACACATTGGATCCTCGCATAGAACAAGCATTGCCACTGTTGGCAAAACTACAAGAAGCTCCAATGAAAGAAGCTGATCAATTTGCATCTTGGGCAGACAACATCATGGAAGGCACCTGGGCATTGCCAGAGACTCCAGAATCAGTTAAAAAATTACAAGTCCTAATAAGCAAAGATCTCATTGTTGGCCCAGATGCTACCAATGCCACAGAACAATTATATGATCTAGTAGGTGATGATGTGTTGTTTGACATCTTGGAAGAGATTGCAGAAATCAATCCAGATGCCAATGTTTGGGATGATGCCCGTGTACAACGTCGATTCACTGAACTGGGAATCCCCATGGCAGATATCACAGCCCAAGCAGACTTTGACAACAGTTATGACGCCACACAACAAGTAAAAGAAAGTTCATGCAACATGACTCGCGAAGGAACAGAGTGCCCTGTGCATGGCATGAATGAATGTGGTATGTACGAAAACAAAACAGAGCTAGAAAGAATTAGATCACTTGCCGCGGTACAATGAACTGTTATCGCGTAAATTCTCAGCTTTGGCTCACTGACAATTTTTTCACTCCAGAACGGTTTACGGAGATTAAAAATCTCTATCGCAACAATCGTGTGCCATTTACCATGCAGTACGACAACAGATTGTTGACACCTTGGGACTCCACTCCTGAACTACAAGAAATAGTACAACAACAAACCGATCAAATATCAAACATAGTAGGGCAACCGTTGTCACCGCAGGTGGCCTATATCAGTATTGATCTAGCTGGCAGTTCAATCATGATGCATAGACTACATCCTGACATCTATGTACAGGTGCAGATAGTGCTAGGCGAGACTTCAAATGCCATGATGGATTTTGCTTTTTGTCATGAAGTCGAAGTAAATCGAACTTCAGAAGTAGATTATCAACCCAATCGTCGACTCAATAGGCACGATGTAGACGTAGCACATTATCAACCCAATTCCGCTTCAATCTATGTCAATGAACCTCGTGGATTTGTGGGCATGCTTGGAAGAGTTCCAGACAACACAGTTAGAGAAGTTCTGGTGCTCAGTTACACACGTTATACTGAAACACAACACTAGTTCTAGTTCCTGATCCTCTGATTACCTGATGCAGTTTTGAATCCACATTGAGATTGATATAGCCGTGATTTGGTTTTATAGCAATCTCATATGCAGGATCAACATGCATGAATTCAACACCGTGGCAGGGTTGCTCCAACCCAGAATGTACATCTACATAGACTTGATAGGTCACAACAATGTCTAGGGAATCTGAGTGTGGTTGACAACCAAAGTTGGGGAGATCCAGCCAGTACTTCACAATCATAAGGTTGAGATCTTTTCCGGTGAGCCTGTTAAGTTCAGGAATAATGTCCAACCCAATCTGTTGTAAACGATTGTAATCCGTTCCGGGTTTGAGCCATAGTCTATGATGTGGCCTAGTTACTTCAAACTCGTTGCCGTCGTTGATCACAATGTCTTGTAACCATTTCAGTGTGTCAGGAGAAAAGCACTGATCTATTTCCCAACAGTTTGGAGCCACTGATTCGACTAAACTGATTTCGTCATATATCTTGACTTGCTGTGCAGATGTGTTATACTGTGTCATATGCTGATATTTAAGTGGGTAACTCAAAAGTCTAAACAAAAATTACCTTTTGACGTTGACATGCTAAATATCTATGCTACACTCAGTAGGGTGTATGCAAGGCATATATAGGCAATTTAAAATTTCTTGAAAGGACAATTTCTATTATGGCATCATTATCTGAAATCCGCGCTAGACTGCAAGCCGCAGAGTCTAACAAAGGCGGTAATCAACAAGCAGGCGGCGACAACGCAATTTACCCCCATTGGAATATCGCAGAAGGCGCAAGTGCAACACTTCGTTTCCTCCCTGACGGTGATTCAAAGAACACTTTCTTCTGGGTAGAACGTGCAATGATCAAACTCCCATTCAACGGCATCAAAGGCGAAATGGACTCTAAACAAGTTCAGGTTCAAGTTCCTTGCGTTGAGATGTGGGGTGAGGCTTGCCCAATCCTAGCAGAAGTACGCACATGGTTCAAAGACAAAGCTCTTGAGGACATGGGCCGTAAGTATTGGAAAAAGCGTAGTTACATCATGCAAGGTTTTGTTCGTGAGAACCCACTTGCTGATGACAAGAATCCTGAAAATCCGATTCGCCGATTCATCATTGGTCCTCAGATTTTCCAAACAATCAAATCAGCACTCATGGATCCAGAATTGGAAGAGTTGCCAACTGATTTGATGCGTGGTCTGGACTTCCGTATCACCAAGACATCAAAAGGTGGATACGCAGACTACTCCACAAGTAAATGGGCTCGTAAGGAAAGTGCATTGACTGAAGCAGAACAAGCTGGAATTGAAGCACACGGCTTGTTTACGCTCTCCGACTTCCTTCCTAAGAAACCATCAGAGGCTGAACTCAAAGTTATCAAAGAAATGTTTGAAGCTTCAGTGGATGGCAAACCTTACGATCCCGACCGTTGGGGTGCGTACTTCCGCCCTGCTGGTGTGTCGGCTCCGCAAGGTTCTTCCGCAGGCTCTGAAACTGTAGCAGAACAAGCCGCACCGGTAGCCAAGGCCGCGCCTGTTTCTTCTACTAGCTCGTTTGATGAAGAAGACGATGCACCGGCCGCCACAGCACCGGTTGAAGCCAAACCAACTCAGAAGGCTGAGGACATTTTGGCAATGATTCGCGCTCGTCAGAACAAGCAGTAATATATACGAGCGTTCTACACAAGGGTCCTAGACCCTTGTGCTTCTTCTCAAACAACAGGTGAAATATGGGTAAACCCTTTGATATATCAAAATTCCGCAAGGAAATTACAAAATCGATTGACGGGTTGTCAGTCGGCTTTAACGATCCAACTGATTGGATCTCCACAGGCAATTATGCTTTGAACTATCTTATCTCAGGAGACTTTAACAAAGGTATTCCTTTGGGCAAGGTTACTGTGTTTGCTGGCGACTCTGGTGCAGGCAAGAGCTACATTTGCTCCGGTAATATTGTCAAACACGCACAAGAACAAGGAATCTTTGTTGTGTTAGTTGACTCAGAAAATGCTCTTGATGAAGCATGGTTACAAGCACTGGGTGTTGACACCAGCGAAAGCAAGTTGTTGAAACTATCAATGGCCATGATTGATGACGTTGCTAAAACAATCTCAACATTCATGAGTGACTACAAAGCCTTGCCAGACGGTGAACGTCCAAAAGTCCTATTTGTGATTGACAGTTTGGGCATGTTGTTGACACCCACAGACGTTAACCAGTTTGAAGCAGGCGAAATGAAAGGTGACCTGGGTCGTAAACCCAAAGCACTGACAGCATTGGTTCGTAACTGCGTAAACATGTTTGGTAGTTACAACATTGGCATGGTGTGTACCAATCACACATACGCAAGCCAAGACATGTTTGATCCAGACGACAAGATCTCAGGTGGTCAAGGCTTCATCTACGCATCAAGCATTGTGGTTGCTATGAAGAAACTCAAGCTCAAAGAAGACGAAGATGGCAACAAGGTTAGTGAAGTCAACGGTATCCGTGCCGCTTGTAAAATCATGAAAACACGTTATGCCAAACCCTTTGAAGGTGTTCAAGTCAAGATTCCTTATACCACAGGTATGAGCCCACACAGTGGTCTTGTGGACTTGGCGGAGAAAAAAGGCATTCTTAAGAAAGACGGCAATCGTTTGATGTTTGTTACCAGCGATGGGGAAATCTTAAAAATGTTCCGCAAGGCCTGGGAATCCAACGAAGATGGCTGTTTAGACAAGGTCATGGCTGACTTTGCAAATCAGAAAGAAACGGTAAGTACTGAAGACACAGCCACGGAGGAATAAAGGATGTCAGTAGAATTATCAAGTGAAATTTGGTCAGAAATCAAGCGTTATATCAACTCTGTAGATCGTAACGAAGCCGCAGAAACAATGGTATCAGTGTTGATTGATAACGATGTCTCTGCAGAAGAAATCAAGTCAGCATTCAAAGGCGATGGCGATATCAAACGTGCATTGGCAGAATACCTCAAAGAAGAAGAAGAACTAGAGGAAGAAGAAGACGACGACTACGATGACGAGTATTGATGGAACAAAAGTATTTTCCGATCAAAACAGCTACAGCATGTCAGCTTAAATGGAACTGGAGTACCATACGATTGTATGATGGTACTACCAGTTCTTGTCACAGGGTAGATTCGGATTTACTTACTCCAGAAACGTTTCAAAATTTTCATAACACTCCTAAAAAACTAGCCGATCGACAGTTGATGTTGCAAGGTAAATGGCCACAAGGCGGTTGTGAATATTGCAAAGTCATTGAGGATGCAGGCGGTTCTAGCGATCGTATGTTCCATACGTCAATACCAAACATGGCTCCGCCGGAGTTGGAAACAACGCCCACTGCCACGGAAGTCACTCCACAAATTGTTGAAGTGTATTTTGACAATGTGTGTAACATGAAGTGTTTGTACTGCTGGGACGGATTCTCCAGTCAGATACACGCAGAAAATCTCAAGTTTGGTCGCTTTGAAAAACAAGGCGTTGTGATTGATAATTCTGCCAAGTTACTTGATAACACTAAAAAAGAGTTGACAGAAAACTTTTGGCAATGGATGACAGCAAACCACGATAAAATCAAACGGTTCCATGTGCTAGGTGGAGAACCCTTTTATCAAGAACAGTTTGATACTTGTTTAGAATTTTTAAAAGAACATCCGTCACCAGAGCTAGAACTTAATATAGTGTCAAATCTCAAAGTCACACGACACAAGTTAGAAAAAATCCTAGACACAATACATGATCTAGTAAAGCAGTCTAAAATTAAAAGATTTGATCTCACTGCCAGCATTGATTGTTTTGGTCCTGAGCAAGAATATGTTCGCAGTGGTATAGATGTACAGCAGTGGATGGAAAATTTCAAACTGGTGGCAGATCAATCTTGGATTACTCTCAACATCAATCAGACTCTAACATGCCTCACAATAAAAACTGTACCCGAACTGTTAAAATTTGTTAACAAACTAAGAGCTCAACGAGAGATTGGGCATTACTTTTCAACCGTGGTCATGACACATGAATGTTTGCACCCAGGAATATTTGGCTCAGGCTTTTTTTCTGCAGACTTTGATGCTATACTAGCAGAAATGCCCAGTGATACATGGCAACAACAGGAAGCTAGAAAATATATGTTGGGAATAAAATCTCAAATTGATTCTTGTGAGCGCAGTGACACAAAAATAGAACAATTGGTTGTGTTTTTAGATGAGATGGATCGTAGACGAAACTCAAACTGGAAACAGGTGTTTCCTTGGATAGAAAAAGAGATACAATATGTGGTATAGCAGAGTAGTAGCAAACTTGGGAGCGATTCCTGATTTCATAGCACACTACGAACGTGAGCTTGATGAAGCACGTCGCGAATGTCGCATTGGTGGTTATGTTGAAAACAATATCAAAGAACTACCAGGCATCACAGAACATCGGTTCAACCAGCTACAAGAGATAGAAGCCATTCTAAACTATCTCAACATACAGCTACGAAAAATACGCCGCCGCCATTTCCAAAAATATCTAGAAGCATACCAACGAGTGTTGACCAGCAGAGATGCTGAGAAGTATGTGGACGGCGAAGATGAAGTCATTGACTTTGAAACCATAATCAACGAAGTAGCTCTGTTGCGTAACAAATGGCTGGGTATCATGAAAGGACTTGACACCAAACAATGGCAGATGGGTCACATAGTCCGACTGCGTACAGCAGGCATGGAAGATATACAAGTTTAACATGCATCGTGCAAGACTGCAGGACAATTTTATTTTTTACGATGCTTGGAGAGATCTACCATCAGAAATCCTGCGATCAACAGATATCAATGAAACAGTGGTCAATGATCTGACAATGATAGGATTAACTGTTGATGATATCAAAAAATACACCTGGATCATTGACTTAAAGCCCGAAGGCATTGATAACAATGACGTTGATCATCTGTTTGTGTTTTTAACTTCTCAAGGACTATCGCCATCACAGTTTCGTGTGGCGTTTAGTTCAGTGGTAGATGTGGATCAATTACCATACCCAGCAATTTGCTTACCTACTAGATTGATCTACAACGGTAACTGGTTTATGCATTTAGAACACTATCATGTCAATTGGAAAGAGTTAGAGATCACACACAAGTTGGTATGTCTCATGCGTAGGCCCAGCATAACTCGAGGTAATGTAGCGAAGAGATTATTATCCAAGTTCCACAAAGACGAACTTATAATGACTTTTGGAACCAATGGTGTTGAACCCAGCAACGATATCAAAAAGCTCATTTGGCCACAACCTTATCCTATGATTGTAGATCGTCCCATGGCTGATCAAGTGTTTCAGCATCGTATAGATCATGACTTCTTTTATAGAGCACCTGTGAATCTTGTAGTGGAAAGCTCCAGTCAAGTTGACCCAAACACATGGCGCAGTATTTTTATCACAGAAAAAACATTCAAAGCCATGGCCTGGTATCAGTTTCCACTGTGGTATGCTGTTCCTGGTCTGGTTGATCAAGTGAGAAATATGGGATTTGATGTGTTTGATGATGTGTTTCAAAATCACAGCTACGATCAAATTCAGGATCCCTGGGTAAGAATGACACAGGTAATATTGTTGGCTAGACAAGTTTGTAATTTAGATTTAACAGAATTAAGAAAACAACACTGGCATCGTCTTCAAAATAATGCCGAGTTAATAAAAGAGATACATACAACGGCTATTAGCCAACACACAGAAAAATTGGATGAATTGATTTATGGCAACTTTTAAAAATCCTCAAGAAAGTTATGAACACAGTTTAGGAACCTTAAACTGTTTGTACGAGCACGATGATTTTATGGAAAGTGTAGGTCGTGTGGTAGATCTTGGTTGCGGGTCAGATGCCCTAGATCTGCAATGGTGGGCAAGCCGTACCACCAGAGATGATGATCCTATTCCATTAAACATACAGTGCATGGGCATAGATCTAATCGATGGAATCAGTCGAGAAGCAAGAGAACTCAAGATATCATATCAGCGCAGTGATTTAGAAACTATAACTCAAACCAAACGTGCCTTTGATGTTGTATGGTGTCACGACACTTTCCAATACATGACCAACCCTTTACAGTGTTTGGTTAATTGGAGAGGACTGTGCGCTGACAATGGCATGATGGTCTTGATACTGCCTCAAGCTACCAACATGGAATTTAATCGGCAGGCATTTGACCAACAGTCAGGGTGCTATTACAATCATACCATGGTCAGTTTAATACACATGTTGTCTGTCTCAGGATGGGATTGCCGATCAGGATTTTTCCTGAAACGTCCAAACGATCCTTGGTTACATGCCATAGTTTACAAAAGCGATCAAGGTCCAAGCGATCCTCGCAACACATCTTGGTACAGTCTCGCTGAAAAAGGCTTGTTACCTGCTTCCGCTGAAGAGTCAATCAACAAATATGGCTATGTAAAACAACACGAGCTTGTGTTGCCCTGGATAGATAAAAGTCTATCTTGGATGGGGCATCAATAATACCGTGTTCGTAATATGTGCCTATTATAAATATGCACATGAACAAAATCGTATTAGTCACCGGGGGATTTGATCCCGTACATTCAGGGCACATTGCCTATTTCAAAGCCGCTCGAACACTAGGCGACATGCTCATAGTCGGGCTCAACTCTGATGAATGGTTAGAGCGTAAAAAAGGCCGTGCTTTCATGCCATGGAACGAAAGACTGTGCGTCATCAACAATCTCGCCATGGTAGATGAAGTTTATACATTCAACGACGACGATGGATCTGCCCGTCATTTCATACAACAGGTGCGAGCTCATTATCCAAACAGTGAATTGATATTTGCCAATGGTGGCGATCGCACAGATAAAAATATTCCTGAAATGGATGTCAACGATACCAATCTCAAATTTGTGTTTGGTGTAGGCGGATTTGACAAAACCAATTCAAGTAGCTGGATCTTAGAAGAATGGCGAGCTCCTAAAACCATACGTCCCTGGGGCTACTATCGTGTGTTGCACGAACCCAATCGCAAAGTCAAGCTCAAAGAGCTCACAGTGGACCCAGGTAAAACATTGAGTATGCAACGACATGAAGATCGCGGCGAACTTTGGTTTGTCAGCGAAGGTGAAGCCACGCTTTATACCATAAACAGAAAATCAGATGCAGAGCTACACGGTCGATATCCACAGAATCAAATGATAGTTATCAACCGTCGTGAGTGGCATCAGTTGGCCAATGAAAGCGATACTCCACTGAAAGTGATAGAAATACAGTACGGCGATCGTTGCGATGAAACAGATATAGAACGACAATGAGTGATATCATCCCTATCTTTGTAGGATACGATCCTCGAGAAGCCATTGCGTTTCATACCTGCGTGAATTCAATCATACGTCATGCTACACAACCGGTGGCTATACATCCTGTGGCACTGAATCTATTCAAAGACTACACTGAAACTCATACTGATGGATCAAATCATTTTATCTACACAAGATTTTTAGTTCCATACCTCATGCATTGGCAAGGTTGGGCCATATTCATAGATGGTGATATGATTGTGCGCGATGATATAACCAAACTATGGAATCAACGAGAGTCAGACAAAGATGTCATGGTAGTCAAGCACGACTACAAAACACGCATGCCTGTCAAATACCTAGGATCAAAAAATGAAGACTATCCTCGAAAAAATTGGAGTAGTGTTATTTTGTGGAATTGTAGTAGCTTTCCTAACCGGAAACTTACCCCTGAGTTTGTTCAACAGTCCACAGGGAGTTTCCTCCACCGTTTCTCGTGGATAGATGATCAACGCATAGGTGAACTACCTCCTGAATGGAACTGGTTGCCCGATGAATACGGGCCAAACACCAACGCCAAGCTCTTACATTATACCTTGGGTACTCCATGTTTTCACGAATTTGCTGATACACCTCAAAGCGAAGAGTGGCACAGAGAGCGTATACTAACCGAATATTGTCAACAAAGGAACATATAAAATGATAGATCAACTGGAAATGCGAGAAGGCCTGTGGTGGCCAAAAAGTGAAGTCAGATGTTTTAACTGGACCAAGAAAGAATCAGACTTGCCTGAGCATTTAATGACACATGTTCCTGACAAAAAAGTCATAGTGCAGGCCGGCGGAAACATGGGTTGGTTCACACAGATCTATGCTCGGCAGTTTGAGCGAGTGTATGTATTTGAACCTGACAATGTTAATTTCCTTTGTTTGACTTTAAACAATCCTCAACGACATGTCATGAAGTATCAAGCCTGCATTGGCAATGAGCGCAATTTAGTCAGCGTGACCTGGCGAGAGGATGATCGCGGCAAGAATCACATAGCCGGGGGTCAGGACCTTGTCAAGATGGCCAAGAAAGGCAAACAAGATGACAAGATACCTACCTTGATGATTGACGATTTGAATCTTGATGCATGTTCTTACATACACTTAGACATAGAAGGCTTTGAGTGGTTTGCGCTGAATGGTGCAGAACAAACAATTAAAAAATATTTGCCCGTTATAGCAGTTGAAGAAGCTGGCCATGGACTACGCTACGATAAACCGTTTCCTGAAGTTGAAAATTACTTGGCACAATTTGGATATAAGATCATAGACCGATATCGTCACGAAGCAGTTTTTTCTGTATGAAAGCATTTGTAATCTATCTTCCTAGTAGGCCGCATAGTGTGGCATCTTCTCAGTCAATGATCGATGCTTTAAAAAGTTACAAGATCGATGCTGAATTGTTTGAAGGAACGCCAGGGGATCAAGCAGTACTCATGGCAACAAAGGCTGAAAAAACTCTATACCCTTACAGCATTAAAAATCGTGTGTTAGATGATCACGACATTGAAAAGTTAATACGTCCTGAATTGTACGAAGAATTCAAAAAGAAACATCGTTACGAAATCATTGAACGTCAACTGATTGACGAAACTGAACGAGCAAAAATGAGCAGGCCGGGAGTGATTGGATGTTTTTACAGTCACTACAATCTATGGAAGCACTGTGTAGATATCAATGAGCCCATAATGATTTTTGAAGACGATGTCAAGTTTTATAGAGGGTATCACCCTGTTGAGTTTGATGGTGTTCTTATTTTAAGTTTGGGCAAAAGTTCTTTTATGAGCGAGCCACAAAAAACCTATCTTGAAAATCCCACGGGTACTCCCAAGGCCAGGCGCTGGCAGAACTTTAGCATGCCTGGTGCCAGCGGGTACGCTATTACACCCAACGCCGCTCGGTCGCTGATTAAATTTTATCGTCCTTACTGGTATCCAGCGGACAACGCGATCAATCAATTTGTAGTTCCTATGCAAATCAGTACATATCTTATGGGCCGCAATACCTTGCCCGAAGAAGGTAACATATCCATGACCAAGGCCAAGGACTGGTAATGAGAGTGGGAATTTTTTACAATTCGATCAGTAACCCTGCAAAGTTTTCCAACAAAGTAATGCTGATGGACAACTTCAAAGCTGGAGTTTTAGCCAACGGAGACAATGTAGTTGAGTTCAAGGATAACCGTCTGCCAGACCAACCCTTGGATGCAGGATTTGTTTTAGGATACACACTTGAAGATAATTTTAGAAAAAAAATTATCAACTGCTTGCGAAATCAAAAAACACATTCAATCTTTGTTGACAGCAATATTTTGCATTATGCAAGAAAAGAACACGAATGGCATAGATATAGCTTAGGAAGTGTATATCCTGATTCAGGAACATACTTCTTTGATGACATAGACAAAACCAAATGGAAAACTTACAGTACCTGGCATAATGCTGAACTAAAGCCCTGGCGTTCCTCAGGTCGACACATACTGATTTTATGTCAGCGTCCCAAAGGATTTAATATGTTTACTGATCAAGAAGTCTGGCTAGACAATACTATCGCTAAAATTCGTCAATACAGTTCTCGGCCTATCATGATTCGCATGCACCCTGGTGACGGAACAAGAGAAAAACAAATACACAAGATACAAAAGAAATACGGCAGTACTGTTTCTATATCTGTGCATGAAAACATACGCGAAGCATTGGTTGATTGTTGGTGTACCGTCGGATTAAATTCTACGCCCAACGTAGTGGCTGCCATTGAAGGAGTACCTGGATACATTGAGGATCCAGTACACAGTTGGGCCAATGGTATTGCATTTACAGACCTATCATTGATTGAGAATCCACCCCTGCCAGACCGTTCTGACTGGATACACAAAATCGCTAATATCCATTGGAGCAATGACGAAGTTACAACTGGTAAACTTTGGAAGCAGATTAAAAAATATATTTCTTCTGCTCGTCCTTAAAGATCTCTAGATCTTTCCTAGTGCCTTTGGCAGTCCAGATAAAGCTACTTTCACGCATTTCCCAATCGATAAATTCCATGGGCAATTGGCCCCATTGATATTTGGGTACGATATTGTCTAGAATATCTTGATCGAGCCCCCAGTATATGTAGTCCTGCTCAATGCTTGAGCGAAGCTGTTGAGCATAATCCTGTAAAAAATTCTTAGAACCCTGAGTAGGATTCAGCCATAGCCCTCCGGCAAGAAATCTTGCTTTCTTTCCTGTGATATGGTGTATGTAAAAATCTTTTGTGTCAGGCAAGTCGGGAATGGCAAGTCTTACCACAGCATCTATGTCGGCTGCGAATACTGTAGAGGATCCAGAAAATAATTCTTGCAACCTAATGAATCTCACACAAGCATAATAGGTTTTTCTCAATCGTTCGGCGATGGATTGATCGTGCCCTTTTTCCATGGCAGTGTGTGTGCGCTCTAGTTGTTTGGGAGTTAGTTTGACAGTTGGCACAGCAGTGAACCATTCAAATGGCACAGATTCATGTGTCACACTGACTGCACGACTTTGACAGAAATCAAGTTGTGCTGATGTCGGATTAAAAATATGGATGTGTATGCCAAACGCGGTGTGTTGTTGTATGCTGGTTATGAACTCACGACCAAACTCATCAAAGTATTCGCTGTCACACGCGGCGTAGATAAAAGGAGAGGTCAGTGTGCAAGTTCCGTTGCAGGTTGGTATGATCATAGTTAAATATTTAACCTTATGCGTATAGCCTATTTCCCAAACTATATTGCCCAAAATGGGTCTACTGTACTGTCTGCTTTTCTAGATGGCTGTAGAACCCACGGCATTGACACAGTAAAAGAATCCATGGATGCCGATGCGGCTGTGGTATGGTCAGTGCTGTGGTCTGGACGCATGGCTGCCAATCAAGCAGTTTGGAGTCATTATCGAGCCGCAGGTAAACCAGTCATAATTATTGACATAGGTGCTCTTTATCGCGGCGACACCTGGAAGATAGCTGTAAACTCAATCACAGCCAACGGCTACTATGGACACACTGAAAACTTAGATTGGAATCGTCCCAAGAAATTAGGCATCAGCCAGGCCATCAATATCAGCCGCAATCCCAGGATTGTCGTAGCCGCACAACATGCTCGCAGTCTGCAGGTAGTAGGGTTGGTCAGTATAGAAGGGTGGGTGGTACAACAAGTAGAACAATTACGCCGAGTCACTGATCGTCCTATTGTGGTGCGCCCACATCCTCGCAGTGCCTTGAATTGGGCTGGGTTAGTACACTTGCCCAAGGACGTTGTGATAGAAAAACCTGTTAAGGTAGCCAACACCTATGACAGCTACAACTTGGCCTTTGATTGCCATGCCATGGTCAATCATAACTCAGGGCCAGGCATACAGGCCGCGCTGGCTGGTACCAGGCCCATGGTTGATGTCAGCAGTCTAGCGTATCCGGTAAGTATATCCATGGACAGCATTGAACAACCTTACACTGTGGATCGCGATCAGTGGCTGGTAGAAATTTGTCATACAGAATACACAGTAAAAGAAATCCAAGAGGGAATGTGGCTAAAACGAATAGAACCAGCACTGCACCCGATGTAGTGGATTGTGCTTGCCTTATACATGACATACAGTACGGATGGGAGTATGTTGACCGACTTTACAACAGTTTATGTCGAAACCTTACTCCGCAGGTGCGTATGCATGTGTACACCGAACGACACAGAATAATACCAGCACACATGATACACCATGAACTGCAGGAATGGCCTGGCATACGTGGCCCCAAACGATCTTGGTGGTATAAAATACAGTTGTTTGATCCCAGACATCATTCAGGACCCATGATGTATTTTGATTTGGACACAGTTATCACGGGCAACATTGACTGGATTTGGCAGTTGCCCACAGACCGTTTTTGGGCAGTGCGAGATTTCAAGTATCTATTCCGCCCTGGGCGTCAAGCTATCAACAGCTCTGTAATGTGGTTTGATCCAGCACAGTGGAATCATGTGTATCAAGCGTTTGATTACGAAGAAGTTGCTCGCCGACGTAGCGCCTGGCACGGAGATCAGGATTTTATACAAGAACAAATACCTCGTACTAGCGTTGGGTATTTTGATACAAATCGAGTAAAAAGCTGGCGCTGGGAATTGCAAGAAGGCGGGTATGATTTTAAAACAAAAAAACACAAAAATCCTGGTGCAACAGCAATGTTGTTGCCTCCCACTAGTATTGCTGTTTTTCATGGCAGTCCAAAACCACATGAAGTAACAGATCCTGTGATCTTACGACATTGGGTGTGATTGTATAAATATCTACGTGCATTTCGGACACGACTGTTTTGCACTATTTTTAGACCGGGTTGTGCTTTGGCTCTCAAGCGGCTGGCCTGATGTCGTGTAAGAATTTAAATATTGGAATAAATCCAATAAAAAAACTAAAGAGAGATTATTATGCAACTTACTTTTAAAGGGCGTGTTTTTGCAACACCATCCGCTGTAACAATCGTGCAAAACGGTACCGAGATTTTTTCAGGCCAAGTTGGCTCTGGACAACCATTGGATACAGAATTAAACTTGTTTTCAACCACACTAGCTCAACCAGCCGCTAACACATCGGCAGAGTATTCAGTTAGTATGTCCGTGACATCAGGTGTGATCACAGCCGGCGATGTACAAGTCGTATTTGACAACGGAGATCAGGCTTACTTGTTAACCGGTCCAGATGGCGTCGGCGATGATTTGAGAGAAAATATCCTGGTCAACGGATCACTACCAGCTTGGCCTGCTACTCCAGTTGACCCAATGCCAGGCGGCACAGAATCCAATCCAGACTGGCAAGGTTGGTTTTTTGAACTCAGTGCTGGCGAATCGATGACTTACACATATACTGTTCCAGTACCACCTCCAAAGGCTTGATATAATTTTATCAAATAAAAAGGGCTAGAAATAGCCCTTTTTTTATGGTTGACGCAAAAGTCATTAAATGCTATACTAACTCTGTTCACTAGCAAAAACGGGCAAAAAAGCAGATGTTGTGCAAAAACAACACCAAAAAACCCAATAAAAATCCGGGGTTGACCAGAAATACCCATTTTGCTATAATAATGGTATAGTAAGTAAAAAGGTTGTAGTAAATAGTGCCAGTTGACACAAAAAGAGCACTAACATACAATATTGTTTTGTAACATCATTTTAGGAGCAGACTAAATGAGCACAGTTCGTATCATTCGCGGTGTATATCGCAATCAGCCAGTTACCAATGCAACTTTTACATTGGTGAAAGATTTCCAAACCAGTGGCAAGGGCAATTTTGTTACCGTGGCCAATGGTGATTATTTTCCGGGTTTCCCTGAAGAAATCCGTGTTCGAGTTGACAGTATCAATGACATTGAATTTGTAGATGGAGAGCCCATGGGCAAAGTAGACAAAATTGTTGAGTTTAAAAAGCCTGTCAAAGTAGAGACAGACGAAGAAGTCATGGAGAGAATTGAACAACGATTCAACATCCTTGACGACATGACCAAGGCCGCTATTGCTGGCGACATCCGTGCAATGATTGTGGTTGGCCCTCCAGGTGTAGGCAAATCCTACGGCGTTGAATTTCAACTGGAAAAGGCCGGCTTGTTTGATCAGCTGTCAGGTCGCAAGATCAAGTACGAAGTGGTCAAAGGTGCAATGACTCCCATCGGTTTGTACTGCACTCTGTATCGACATTCAGATCGCAACAGCGTCTTGGTGTTTGACGACTGTGACAGCGTATTCCAGGATGACATTGCCTTGAACATTCTCAAGGCCGCACTGGACTCAGGCAAGAAGCGTAGAATCTGCTGGAACTCAGACTCAGCCATGTTGCGCCGTGAAGGTGTGCCAGACACATTTGAATTCAAAGGTTCAGCGATCTTCATTACCAATTTGAAGTTTGAAAACCTCAAGTCAAAGAAACTGCAAGATCACCTTGAAGCTCTGCAGAGTCGTTGTCACTTCTTGGACTTGACTTTGGACACCATGCGTGACAAGATTTTACGCATCAAGCAGATCTTCCGCAAAGGTGACTTGTTCCAGGACTATGATTTTACTCCTGAACAGGGCGACGAGATTCTCAACTTTATGGACGAGAACAAAGAACGACTCCGCGAAATGAGCCTGCGTATGGCTCTGAAGATTGCGGACCTGACCAAAGTGAGCTCCAACTGGAGAGCACTAGCCGAAAATACTGTTATGAAACACTAACAGTATCGTTGGAACGTCATCAATAGTCTAGCTCCTAGACGTTCCAATCTTGACACAGGCACCCCTAAAAAGGTGCCTGTTTTTTTGACTTTGTTTTACTAAGTATGCTATACTAAATCATGCCTTTTTGCTATTCACCCTGGACCAATATTGACATCAGCCCGTTGGGAGACATATCCCCTTGCTGTAAATTCCAGACCAAATACTACGATCAAAAATTCAATATCCAGGCACAGTCAATATCGGACTATGCCAACAGCGAATTTTTAAAGGATGTCAAACAAGAATTCCAAAACGGACAATGGCCCAAAGGCTGTGAACGCTGTCGCATTGAAGAAGAAAACAACATCAAAAGCAAACGTATACTAGACTACGACCGATGGCAAGAACACTATCAGGAATATAAACTAGCAGAAGAGAATTTTATCACTGCCAGTTTGGCGTTTGGAAACACCTGCAATTTAAAATGTATCACTTGTAATCCCTATTCATCTAGTCAATGGCGTAAAGAATATCAGGACATCTATCATGTTGATATCCAGCATTTTAAATTCTACAAACAAAATTTTGTAACAGACTTTATCAAGTCAGCACCCAGTGTCATACACATCGACATCCCAGGAGGCGAACCTTTTTTAAGTGGTGTCAAAGAACAAAAACAACTCTTACAACACTATATTGATCAAGGACAGGCCAAACACGTCACACTGCATTACACTACCAATGCTACCATATTTCCTGACCAAGAATGGTGGGATATCTGGACACAGTTTAAAGAAATTGATCTACAACTCAGCCTTGACGGCACTGGCGAGCGATACGAATATATACGTTATCCAGCTGTGTGGAATGAAGTACACAATCACATAGAAAAATACATCGAAGCAGAAAAAAAATTAAGTAACTTTAGGATCAGTGTCAGTCATACCGTCAGCGCCTATAATATCTATTATCTTGACAATTTTGTGTCATGGTGTCATACTATAGGACTGCCCAAGCCTTGGATGGGCAGAGTACACAATCCAGATTATATGAGACCAACTGTTTGGCCCGAAATGGCACGCCAGGAGATTGCCAAACATCTAAATCACAGCGTACACGAAGATGTTAGAACCTGGGCACAGTTATTGAGTAACGAAGACGACAGTGATCTTTTTGAAATATTTAAAACAAGATTACAACAACACGATCAGTATAGGAAAGTTAGTTTTGAACTGACTTTTCCAGAACTAGAAAAATATCTATGAGATTGCCTACATGAAAGATCTAAAAATTTTAGCAGTTGGTTGTTCAATGACACAAGGTCATGGATTGGAATATGAACAAGATGATCCGCAACTTTGGACGAATGCCATTTTTGAATCATTTGGAACAGTAAAAAATATTGCAAAGCCTGCTAGAAACAACCATTGGATTTTTTTAGAAACTCTAACTGAAATCACAAAAAATCATTATGACATTGTGCTAGTGGCCTGGTCTGCTATTCCTAGGTTTAATATTCATGCCGGACTAGAATTATACCCTGTACTAACTAGGTTAGAAAGATCTGTGGATGTCAATGTCAATCCTGGAGTTACTTATAAAGCCAGTTGGTTAAATCAAATTGGCGATAATCTGCGCAGAATACACAACGATCATTGGGACACATTAGATTTAGTTAAGTATGTCAATGTATTAACACGTTGTCAACAAACCAGCGGCGGGAAAATATTTTTTGTAAACACACTGTTGCCATGGTCTCCGGGATACTTTGATCAGAAAAAAATTACGTTACCCTCGGATCTTACAGAGTATGAACAGGATTTATTGCAAGCCGAAACAAGAGATGATGCAGAAGTTCTCGATCTTTATAACATGATACATTCTCAGTATGCCCAAGCTGGTGGAATTCAAGAATCCCATTGGTTAAATCTTTATCAATCATTGAGATCAATGCAAATTGACCATGTATCAGAAACTGATCGGCATCCAGGATATCTTAGTCAAAAAAAATATGTTGAATATCTCTCTCCTATTTTAAAAACAAAAATGGAACCAAATTGAAACTAGCTAAATTGATCATAAGAGACGAAGTCAACGTCAAAATTGAAGGACTGGAACTGGATGCTCGACGAGCATTGGTCAATAAGTTCAAATACGATGTTCCGTATGCCAGGTATCTTCCAGCGGTACGCCTGGGGCGATGGGATGGTAAGGTAAGTTATTTTCAATTGGGCGGTAGCACTTATGTAAATCTGCTACCCGAGATTATTCCTATCTTGGAAGAGTACAACTACGACATTGAACTTGATGATCAACGCGAGTATTCTACTACCTTTGACTTTGAACAAGTCAAAGAAGATACATTTAAAGATATCTCCTGGCCCAAAGGACATCCACAAGCTGGTGAACCTATCATGATGCGTGACTACCAAGTTGACATAGTAAACAATTTTCTATCCAACCCACAGTGCCTGCAAGAAGTGGCCACAGGAGCAGGTAAGACTATCATGACAGCGGCCTTGAGCCATGCAGTGACACCATATGGACGGAGCATAGTGATTGTTCCTAACAAGAGCTTGGTAACGCAAACAGAAAAAGACTACATCAACATGGAACTGGATGTGGGTGTATATTTTGGCGACCGTAAAGAATGGGGTCGTCAACACACCATCTGCACCTGGCAGAGTTTAAATGTATTGCTTAAGAATACCAAAGCAGGATCAGCCGCAGAAGATTGCACCATAGGTGAGTTCTTAGAAGGTGTGATCTGCGTGATAGTGGATGAAGTACACATGGCCAAAGCAGATGCACTTAAAACTCTGCTTACCGGTGTAATGTCGGAAGTGCCAATTCGCTGGGGATTGACAGGAACTATACCCAAAGAAGATTTTGAATACCAGGCCATACATGTCAGCATTGGTCCGGTAGTGTCAAGATTGGCAGCCGCTGAATTGCAAGATCGAGGTGTGTTGGCACAGTGCCACGTGAACATTGTGCAGTTGGTTGATCATGTAGAGTACAATAACTACCAAAGCGAATTAAAGTATCTGTTAGAGGAGTCGGGTAGACTAGATACCATGGCCAGTCTAATACAGAAAGTAAATGAAACTGGCAACACGTTGATATTAGTGGATCGTATCACAGCAGGACAGGAGTTGGTCAAACGACTAGGCGATCGAGCTGTGTTTGTATCGGGCGCAACCAAAGCAAAGGACAGACAGGATGAATATGACGAAGTGGCTGAGGCCACTGATAAAATTATTGTTGCTACCTATGGTGTGGCTGCTGTTGGTATTAACATTCCTAGGATTTTCAATTTGGTGCTTGTGGAACCCGGAAAGAGCTTTGTCCGAGTTATACAGAGCATTGGGCGAGGTATTAGAAAAGCTGAAGACAAAGACCACGTCCAAATCTGGGACATAACGTCGACCTGTAAGTTTGCCAAACGTCACTTGACCAAACGCAAACAGTTTTACAAAGAAGCACGTTATCCTTTCACACAAGAAAAACTAGAGTGGATGACAACCTAATGGGCAATTTGTTTACCCGTGTGGGAGAGCATGTTCAAGGACAACATCCAGACGCTGTTGTTTTAGAAATTGGCAGTGATCGATTTGAAGGCTCTACCTACTATTTTGCAGACCTTGCTCAACAACACGGAATGAAATTTGCCACTGTGGATCTTGACCACATGGCCATACAACGAGCACAAAGGAATATACCACAAGATTGGCACAACAACTGTGAGTTTCATTGTGCTGAAGCAGTGGAGTGGACTAAAAACACCTTGCTTGAAAATATCAAAGTGTTATATTTGGACAACTTTGATTGGGATTGGGAAACAACAAAAACATCTACTATGATCCAGGAGCAACAGACCTGGTATCAACGTTATGGATTGACAATGTCCAATATGAATAGTCAGATTAGTCATTTAATCCAGATGGCTAATCTACTACCACGCATGAGTGACCAGTGCGTGATTTGTGTTGACGATACCTACACATACAATGGAGTGTACATTGGCAAAGGAGGAACGGTTGTGCCTTACTTGCTTATGCATGGATTTGGATTACTACAAAGTCGTGACAATGGTGTAATATTAGGTCGCGGCTACAAAAATTATATTGTATAATAATACTATGAAAATACTGACTTTAGATAATACTGCTTACGATTTAGATACGCTACCCGAAGAAGTGGACGACATGCGTTTTGCTATCCTGGATAATTCAGATCCGTCGGATCCAGACTATCATTACATTCCGCTGATCTTCTTGGAAAGTTTTAACTCGCCGGCTCTGGTACTACAGATTGGTCAAAATAAAATACGCATGCCCATAGACTGGCAAATACTCATAGGCGAGCCCGACCTTGGCGACTTGGAAATGCTCCCCTTGACATCAATCAACGATCGAGGATTCAAAGCATTCCAGTTCAATCCCTTGACCAGTTTTAGACCCAGTTTCCTTGACATAGAAATTGTAGACGTTTATCATGATGTGGCCTGGTATGCGCCCAAACTTAAAAATGGACAGATACTGTGTATTCCATTGAGCAATGATCCAGAACCCGACTGTGTTTATTTTGTCAAGGATATTTCACGCAACTGTGAAGTCATAGATTACAACAAGGCCTGGTGATGGAAAAGCTGAGTATACAAAATGAGATGATGCAGTTTGATCAGAAGAATCGCGGATTCTATGACAGCCTTACAGATGAAGAGCGCAAGAAGTTCTCAAACTATCTCATGATACGCTGGGGCTCAGCAGTACACGGATCATCAGAACTGCAAGAGTTTTATCTCATTGCTACCAACGAAAGATTAAACAAACATTTCTTTGCCATAAACAAACATCCCAAACTACAATGGCTGGCCGCTACATCAGTAAGCCCAGGCATGGGAACGCATCGTCATCAATGGATTGCTCCCAAGAAAAAAGAAGCAGGCAGTAACGAAGTCAAAAAGTTTTTGTTAGATCAGTTCCCAGCAATGAAAATATCAGACATTGAAACTCTAGCCAACTTTGTAACAAAGAAAGATATCAAGGAGTATCAACGTGAGCACGGCCACGCAGATAAAGACTGAGTATGTGTGCCAGTACTGCGAGAAAGGGTTCCAGCGAGAGACCAGTCTTGCTGTGCATGTATGCGAACAAAAACAACGTTACCAAAGTCAAAATGATCGTGGAGTACAACTAGGATTACAGGCCTATCTACGTTTTTACACAATGACTCAAGGCAGTGCCAAGCTCAAAACATTTGATGACTTTGCTCGCTCACCTTACTATCGTGCTTTTGTAAAATTTGGACGTCACTGTGTGGCTATCAATGCTGTCAATACAGCAAGGTTCATTGATTGGGTAGTGGAAAAAAATAAAAAGATTGATCACTGGTGTCGCGATGCAATCTATACCGAATATCTCACAGACTATCTACGCCGAGAATCAGTGACTGATGCTCTGTCTCGTGCTGTAGAATATTCTATTACTTGGGCAGAAACACACAATCATCCTGCACACGATTTCCTGCGTTATGGCAACGACAATACCATAGCCTATGCTGTCAGTACTGGACGTATCAGCGCCTGGGTATTGTATAACTGTGACAGTGGGCAAGCCTGGTTAGAAAACATGGATCCAGACCAAACTAAAATTGTGTGGCCTTGGATCGATCCTGAGTTTTGGCAAAAGAAGTTTCGTGATTACCCAGCAGACCAAGAATATGCCAAAGAGATTTTAAAGAAAGCAGGATGGTAATGAAGCTTAACGTACAGAGTTCAAAAAAAGATCTAGTGGGACTGATGATTTTTGATTTTTTACAAGCATGGCATCACAACAATCAGTGGGAACAAGGTCCAGATCTTTCCTGGATTATAACAGACCCTGGTGATTTCCGTCAGGATTATCTAAATATACTGTATATAGATCTACTGTCTGACCCTTTTCCCCGAGAACAACTAGACAATGCTGATAGATACGATTTAATTTTTTTAGATAATCACGCTGATCCTTTGGTCACTTCAAGTGAACATGCTGTTGAGATTTTACAACAATTTGATCATGCCTACATAGTGATTGATTCGTATCTACACTCTGATCATGCCTACAGTCAACGATACATACCAGTGTTTCAAGATCACTATGCTGTAAAAGAATATTGGTTAGATTCAAGATATCCCACAGCCTACAGACCACAGCACTATAAAAATATTGTACGCGATAAAAATATGATCTATATCAACGGTGCCAATAGATCATGGCGACATCATTCTGTTGATATGTTAAAACATGCTATACCAGATCTTCCTGTTATTTCAAATTACAATAGACTGGTTCGCACCGTGGATAGTTTTTTTGAAAGTTCCAAAGACACTGCTTTTCGGAAATGGGTAAACGATCGATATCAAGAACAATATCAACCTCGCGGACAAGGCCGTGACCACACCAACTATTATCAAGAAGGTATACCTCTTGGCAGTGACGGTAAATTTGGTGAGATACTACCGGGCTATCTGTTGATGCCCGAATACTATGAGTATCGGTGTGTTATTTTCCCAGAAAGCACTTGGCAAAATAACGAATTGGCGTTGACTGAAAAAGCCTGGAAATGCTTTTTTACAGGCAATATTCCAATGCCATTGGGTGGTGCCAACATTTACTATCTTTATAATCAGTTGGGGCTAGCCACTGCCTGGGACCTGTTGCCCGACTCACTAAAACAGTTTGACCAAATTGAAGATCACCAACAACGATATCATGGGTTTGTTGATGCAGTAAAATGGCTCTATGATAACCCAGAAGTTTTCCAAAGTGACCATGCTAGACAAATTTTGGAAAGCAACTATAGACAATGTTTTTCAACCGTAACACATGCAAAGAGTAGTGAAATACTGTATAATATTTTACTAACCGCGGACAAATCATGAGCGCAGATATTGACATTGACTTGGCTGATAGAGATATCATCTTAAAGTTAATAAAGCATACACCGGCAAGACAGGACAACGATGGGCAAAGTCGTTTGCATAACTCTGGAATCTATGTCACAGACATTCCTAGAGATCCTTTGCTAAATTGTTCCAGTGTAGATTATCGTGAAGCAGAACAACGTGGGTATTTCAAGATTGATCTGCTGAACATGAGTGTTTATAAACTGATTCAAAATCCTGAGCATTATGAACAAATGCTGACGCAGGAGCCTCCATGGCAACGGCTGTGGACTGACCAACCCTGGGCCTCTCAGTTGGTACACGTGGGTAACTATGTGGATCTGTTGGCCTCAATGAAGCCAGACTCGATACCCAGGATGGCAGCTTTTATATCTATTATTCGTCCAGGCAAAGCACACTTACAACACAAGCCCTGGGCGGAAGTGTTTGACTCAGTGTGGGATGGTGACGACAGCCGAGGGTATACGTTCAAAAAAGCCCATGCTGTGAGCTATGCATCGTTGGTAGCCTTGCACATGAACTTGATCAATGAAAAAGTTTGATCATGTCTACACCAATGGGTGTTCGTTTACCGGAGACTGGTACCGAAGAGATCGTGGTGAAGTGGTCTATGGAGATCTCGTAGCCAAGCACTACAATGCCACCCTGCAAAATGCTGGCAAACCCAACTCCTGTAACAGACGCATTATTAGAAGCACAGTAAGAGATGCTATAGATTTTCCACCCAATACCTTGGCGTTGATACAGTTGACTTTCTTACATCGCACTGAACAGTATTCTGCAGTCAATGACAACAACAGTTGGAAGTTTGATAGAGAAGACTATCATGAGTCTATCAAACCACAAGAAGGTGGCGAGTTTATGACAGCATTTGTCAATCAATTTGATGCCAGGGCCGAGTTTACTGCATTAAGTTCAGACGTGCTGATGTTGGCATCGTATTTCAAACAACAAGGCATCAGCTATTTGATCTATGCTTTTCCATCGCTGGTTGAGGATGTTCAACAACGTCAGGAACTTGCCGCAACATCTTTATGCTATGAATTACGCAAAGATCCTGCTGTAATGGATTTGCTCAATGATAGTTTGTTTGCAGAATTGACCCCAGGAGACTACTTCTATGATGCCAACGGTCAGGCTGGAGAAATTGGGCACCCAAACACTGCTGGGCACGAGTTAATTGCCAAGATACTAACTCAGTTAATCGACTCTACGTACCAGAGTTATTGATTTTCTTTTGCTTTTCTTGCGGGCAATATCAGCCAAACTGGTTGCAGGACCATGCAAGATTTCTAGATCTTTATTGACAAAAGTGCGCAAATACGGACGGAAAATTTCCCAATCGTTTTTCAAGAATATGTTTATAGGTATGCTACGGTTGCTTTCCCACCACCATTGATTGGCCAGTTCAAGAAATAGCTTTTTGAGCTCTGCATGTTGTATATTTCCAAAATCGTAGATAGTTGTTACAGCATCGTCGCGATTTTGCACCACGCCTATGTATTCGTTGCCAGCGTAGGTACAGAAGGTGATAAAGGGGTAGCGTTCTGCTATTTTTGCAAAGATTTCTGTGCCCATAAATATCTAGAGGAAATTATAAATGTATTCAACCACTGCCTATTTATATCAGCAAAAGCAACAGGTATTATTGATTGATACCTCAGGTGTGGGTGACACATTCAAACGGAGGTGGCAACCTGTGTACGCAAAAAATTTAAAAATACATCGTGGCGTGGACAACGTCATATTATTCGAGTTTGTTAATCAAGATGAGAAACCTGTAAACATTTCAGGCAGTACCATTACATTTAGACTGATCAGTACCAACGGCGATATACTGCTATTGAGCAAAGATTTGGAAATCCTGAATGCCACCACAGGACGAGCCAAAATCACCCTGCTCAGCACTGAACTAGACGACATTGATGCACAGCCAGTGGGCTGGAGTTTGGATCGTAACACCGTGACCAGCGAGCTGTATGAGCCTGTGTTTACCAACGCTTACTCCGGCGGACGTGGCACGGCAGATGTAGTGGATTCAGTATATCCTGCATTTGTGCCCAGCGAAATAATGACAGTGCCCACACAGCCAGAAATCAGTGCCAGCAACCCTAACCGCAATCACACTTCAGCAGTGTATGTACAAGGTCGTCCCCTGGTCACTTTCCAAATGACCTTTGATAATTTTTCGGGCAACGTCAAAGCCCAGGGTTCAAGCACACAGTTGGGCCCATGGTATGATGTAGGCAATCAAAAACAGTATATCAATCAAGTCGAACGTGACCACTTCAATGTAGAAGGATATCACAACTATCTTCGTTTTGAAGTCAACCAATACGGTTACAAGGCCAAGGTTGGCAACGTGCTGGTCAGCGGTGGTGAAATAACCAACGTTACCATAAACAATCAAGGCAGTCAGTGGATTTCTACACCGTTTCCAAACATTGATATCATAGGTGAAGGTACCGGCGCCACTGCCTATGCCACTGCATCTGCTGGCACACTGACAGGTGCTGTGGTAGTTACAGCTGGTGAAGGTTATGTCAACAATCCCAATGCCGCAGTCAACAACGGATTCATTACATCAATCGCTTATAGATGAAGATAAAGAAGTTAGTGGCATTTGGCTGTAGTTGGACCTATGGCGATGAACTTGTAGCCCCTGAATTCCGTGATCTCACGGAAGCTGAATTCCGTGATCACTATGATGAAAACAGGCCTTATCGACTGGCCAATTGTTATGCTGGACGCATTGCCGACCACTACGGATTAGAATTAGACAACATGGCTTTTCCGGGCTCAAGTTTGGAAAGCATGCGCTGGAATCTCATGTGGTATTTGCGTAATGGCATGCCCACAGATGATGTTATCTTTGTAGTGGGGTTAACAGATGCCACTCGACAAAGTTGGTTTAATCCCTTGCATGAAGTAAGCCGCAAAGATCCACAGTGGAATCGACACATGCACGGTACCTGGCTCACACAGCCCAACCCAGACATCGATGACAATTGGTTTCGACTACAGAAAACATGGATGGGCATGAGTTATCATGTTGACTGGGCCGAATACAACTTCCAACAAACCATTAACTTGTTTGACCAAGCACAGAGCCGGTATGGCATACCTGTGGTACAGTTTTCAGTATTGGAAAATCGGTATGGTGTCACAGCACCCAGTCTTATCTATTCAGGCACCAATTTCCGAGACATACTCAACCAAAAGAAACGAGATTTGGATGTTGAACCTTTTGCTCGTGGAGGACATCCCAATGAAAAAGGCCATCAACTCATAGCAGACCACTTGATTGAACACATAAAGTATGCTAAAATGCTAGTGTGATAGACATACTTTCTTACTTGCCAGGCAAACGCAAAAGCACCAGTTCGGGCTGGGTAAGTTTCAATGCACCCTGTTGCGTACACAATGGAGAGAGTGCAGATCGTAGACAGCGTGGCGGTATCAAAATCTCAAATCAAGACTGGAGCTATCATTGCTTCAACTGCGGATTCACTGCCAGCTTTGTGTTGGGTCGTAACTTGTCGTTCAAAGCTAGAAAGCTACTGGGTTGGCTCAATGTAGATCGCAACGAGATTGAACGTATCAATCTTGAAAGTCTCAAGCACAAGAACATCGAAGGCATACTCAGTGATCGTCAACAGGTAATCAATAAGTTACAGGGCATTGAGTTTGAAGACCGTGACTTGCCAGCAGACACCCAACCCCTAAATGAATCAGCTGTGGAATATCTCAATGCTCGTGGCATACCCACAGACTATCCACTGTTTTATAAAACCATGCCTAGACCGGGTATCGTGATTCCTTTTACACATGACGGGCAAGTGGTAGGACATACCACTAGATTCCTAGACGATAGAACACCCAAGTACATACAAGACATACAACATGGCTATGTATTTGGCACAGACCTGCAACGAGACAGCTGGCAGCATGTGTTGGTCATGGAAGGTGTGTTTGATGCATTGTGCGTCAGCGGCCTGGCAGTGCTACACGCTGAAATCAATGATGCACAGGTGCGCTTGATACGATCGCTGGAACGAGAAGTCACTGTGGTGCCTGATCATGATGAAGCTGGAATGAAACTGGTTGACCGTGCCCTGGAACTGGGCTGGGCAGTGAGCATGCCCAACTGGCCCGCCGATGTCAAAGATGTCAATGATGCTGTTCGCCGCTATGGCAAAGCCGCGACCATGTTGAGCATATTTGAATCTAGAAATACCAGTCGTATAAAGATAGAGATGGCCAAGAAGAATTTGTTAAGGAAACTCAATGTCTAGATTGTTTATCTACGGTGACAGTTACAGCACTCCGGGTTTCTGCGTTGAACCCAGAGATTCGTGGTGGGGGTTACTGGCCAATAAACTTGACATTGAAGGCGTTGAAAACTTTAGTTGGCCTGGAAACAACATAGACAGCATCGCTCATATCATTGTCGCTAACTCAAACCTATTCAACCCAGATGACTATGTGGTCATTGGAGTACCTCCCATTGAACGACTCACTGTGTTTGAAAATGATGCTAGATTAAAAAACTACATTAAGTTTGATAATAATCTCAATGAAATTATACGGAAAGAAGTACCCTGCCACAGCGGACTAAAACAATTGACTCGCCACCAGCTTGGTAGACAAGACGTTGATCAATGGAATCGCAGTTGGCAAGAAGCACAGATACTACGTCAATTGATAACCTTGATTGCGTATCTAGAAAAAATTACCAACCGTATACTGATACTAAACTTGTCTGAGCCCTTTCAGCCAATCACAGGTTGGTCTACTCTAAATAGTGTACAAAAACAAGCCTACAGCGATCCACGAATACTGTTAGATCAAAACACTTACTATTCTGTGAACTACAATGTAAATCAACCAGCAGATTTTGAAACGCACAAATGGTTTGGCCACCAAGGGCCATTGGGAAATCAACATTGGTTTGACACAGCGATTCTACCCAAGTTAAAGGAATTACAATGGGTTTAAAAAATTACTTTGGCGGATGTAGCATAACCATGGGAGCAGGATTTGATGATGTACAACAAGATTCTAGAATCTATCCAAACTTAATTGGCAACGCAGACAACTGTGCCGAAGGTGGATCCAGCAATCTTAAAATTTTTACTCGTGCGGCCAAGGCCTTGTTGGACAGACAGCATGATGTTTATTTTGTACAATGGAGTGCGCTACATCGGCACTGGGTATACCCTAGCCCCAAACACGGATTCTACATAGGCAGTTACACAGATCAAAATTTGGCGGACAAGAACTTTGTGGCTCAATATCAATTGCTCAATCATGACTATGGTAATATAATGTCATTGATAGACTACACAAGGATACTGCAACAAATGGCCGATGATGCTGGTAGAGATATTTGGTTCATCAACGGTATGGTACCCTGGACCGAAGACATGCTCACAGGCAGTGAACCCAGTGACTATGCCCAAAGTTTATACCAGGGTCTTGACCACAAAGAAACACAGGATTTCAGTGAAAGATTACGCAACAATCTTGAACTCATCGATTGGCAACAATGGATAAATCCCTGGCACAGTATTAGAGACATACAAGAAGACAATGCCCCACTGGACGACCACCCAGGCTCCATGACACATAGAAAAATTGCAGACATGATAATCGAATGCATAGATACAACGAGAGAACGCAAATGAAAGACTATTCAGTAGAAGTACAACGACTGTTTTTAGAAATAATGATGCAAGACGCACAGAGTTTTGTGCGAGTGCAAAATATCTACAATGAAGAAAACTTTGATCGCAGTCTGCGTTCAGCGGCCAAGTTTATCAAAGAACATGCAGACAAGCATAAAACTCTGCCAGATCGCCGGCAAGTATCAGCAGTTACAAACATCAGTCTAGAAGAAATTCCAGAACTAAATGATGGACATCTTGATTGGTTCATGGAAGAGTTTGAAGGCTTTACTCGACGCCAAGAGCTAGAACGTGCCATATTAAAGTCAGCAGACTTGTTGGAAAAAGGCAACTTTGATCCGGTGGAAAAGTTGATCAAAGATGCTGTACAGATTTCATTGACCAAGGACTTGGGCACAGACTACTTTGATGATCCTAGAGCTCGACTCATGGCATTGAAAAACAACAACGGACAAAACTCCACAGGCTGGCCAGCTTTAGATAGATTGTTGTATGGCGGATTTAATAGAGGTGAACTACAGATCTTTGCTGGAGGATCGGGTTCAGGAAAATCATTGTTCATGCAGAACTTGGCAGTGAACTGGGCGCAAGCCGGGCTCAATGGCTGTTATCTTACACTGGAACTCAGTGAAGGGCTGTGTAGTATGCGTATTGACTCCATGATGACCAATACATCCAGCAAAGAAATTTTCAAAGACATTGACACAGTGGAAATGAAAGTCAAGATGATGCAAAAGAAAGCTGGCGCACTACAGATCAAATACATGCCAGCACAGAGCACAGTCAATGACATTCGTGCATATTTGAAAGAACTACAAGTAAAAACAGGCAAGCGTGTGGACTTTTTGTGTGTGGACTACTTGGACTTGATCATGCCAGTGAGCGCCAAAGTCAGTCCCAATGACCTGTTCGTCAAAGACAAGTATGTGTCAGAAGAACTGCGCAACCTGGCCAAAGAACTCAATGTGCTGTTTGTCACAGCGAGTCAGTTGAATCGTGCGGCTGTGGAAGAAATTGAGTTTGATCACAGTCATATTTCAGGTGGTATTTCAAAGATCAACACAGCAGACAACGTGTTTGGTATCTTTACAAGCAGAGCCATGCGTGAACGTGGACGTTATCAGATCCAGTTAATGAAAACTCGATCCAGTGCCGGTGTTGGACAAAAAGTAGATCTAGAGTTTGACCTTGAAACTCTGCGTATTCGTGACCTAGGCGAAGATCAGCAACAGAGTTCGGGCTTTGTCAAAAAACCCAGCATCTATGATTCCATCAAAGCCAAGAGCACAGTAAACAACACAGTCGATGAAGACACAGGAGAGGTCAGCAAAGTCACAGCTGATGTCAACAGCAACAAGCTCAAACAACTCCTGGGCCAAATCAAACAGACATGAAAGATCGAAAATACTTTTGCTATGAGATCTACAAAAACATGGCAGTTTGGTCTAGACCAAGCGGAGTAGATTATACGCCCTGTAGTTTTTATCGTGGCACTGGCAAACCATTTGATTCTGTCCGTCTCGACGATTATTGGAACGGTCCAGAACACAAAACCTTCAAGATCATGGTTGAAAATGACCAACCTATACCTGGGTGTCAACCTTGTTATGATCTTGAAGCCAATGGTATCCGTAGTCGTCGACAAACATCTCAAGAACTATACGAAACATATCATCGCGACACAGAATTAGACTGTGCCAGTCCCACAGCCATAGACTATTCAGTGGGCAATCTTTGCAATCTTAAATGCGTGATATGCAGTCCATTGGCCAGCACTGCTTGGATTCCAGACTATCAAAAAATGCACCCTCACAAGAGTATAGAAATTTACAGATATGACAAACACACTCAGATGGAGATAGAAAATCTTGAACTGTTGAGTGGGTTAAAAACAGTGCATTTCCACGGTGGTGGCGAGCCGTTGTTGAGTGATAATCATGTCACGTTGTTAAAGAAAATAAAGCAAGTCAAAGGACTGGGTGATGTACGGATATTTTACAATACCAATGCCACTGTGCGCCCTAGCACAGAAGTGCTGGACATTTGGGCAGAATGCAAGCTAGTAGAAATTTACTTTAGCATAGATGATGTGGGTGAAAGATTTGAATATCAACGGCCTGGATCAACTTGGAATCATGTGATTGATACTATGACTTGGTTTTATAAAAATATGCCACACAATCACATGTTTAATATTAACTGTGTATGGAGTTGTTTGAATTTATATTATCTAGACGAGTTGTATGATTGGTACCAGGCCAATTTTAAAACCAATCGGTACGGTGACCCAGTGCAATTGATCTTTCAAAAAGCGCATTCTGAATGTCAGATCCACAGTTTGAATCCTCGTGCTCATGCTACTCTAATGGAGAAATTTAAAAACTATCCTGAACTCATTGCATTAGTACAAAGTTTAAAGATTGATAACACAGTTCCTACGGGATTTTTAAACTATATAAAAAAATTAGATGCTGTTCGAGGAAATGATTTTCACAGCCTTTGTCCTGAATGGAGTAAATTATTAACATGATATTGTGTACTGGAAACCCAGACGATACCACAGTGGCGTCAGCTGTTAAAAAGATATTTCCTCAGGCTGAATTTGCCAGCCGAGCCACTGGCTACGATCTTAGATTTCATATCCCGGGCAGTGAGGAGCACTTCAAACAACAAATTGCAAACTACAGTATTTTTATTAACAGTTCTTTTATCTGCGACAACGGACAGTTGGCCTTGTTAGAAACAGTGCATACAGTCTGGAGCGAAAATCAAATAAAAGGCCACATTTTTAATATTGGCAGTGTGTCAGAGCACCTAGGGCTTGACATCGCTGATAATCGATATGCTCGCTACAGCATCCAGAAAAGAGCTCTCAGAGATCGCAGTCTGCAATTAAATGAAAAAAATGGTATAAAAACCACTCATATCACAGCTGGTGGGTTAAATGACGGACTGCCAGAACACAGTGATTGGCTGGATTTAACCCATATAGCACAAACAATACAGTGGATTTTGCAACATCCGTGTGAGATTCCTTTGATAGAAATACATGCTCCAAGCAATAAATAATAAAAAGGCTTTGGACCATGCAAAAAAAGACTCGTAGTATATTAGAAGAACTCGATGCCATGTACATCGAACATGATCGTAGACACGTGATAGAAACTCGTGCCTCCAATGTTATTGCCAGCGCCATTCGTTTGCTAGAGCAAATTGAAGAAACCTACGACAGCGAGCAGTCCGACAACCTACAACGAAAGTTGATCAACGCCATAAAGATGCGTGATCCATCCAAATTCACACGCACTGTAAGGCGCACTGATGAAAATTCATGATATATTTCGCGAAGGTCTGCTGAGTGACTTAAAAACCATTGGCCAGGCCGCCCAGCGCGGTACTTGGAGCGGTGGGCAAATACAGCTTGGCAAAGATCCCAAGTCTTGGGCCCAGTCCATCGCTGCCGCTGCCTCTGGTGCCAAACAAAGTTCTAATATAGTACCTGTGGCTGACTCCTTTACAAAATCGTGGGAAGCAGTGGCTCGTAAAATCAATGATTCCAAAGGTCCTGGCGAAGCCATGGATCTGGCAGAATATCAAAAAACATTTGCGGCCTGGCTTGCCCGTGAAACAAAGACCAAGCCCAACATGGCACAAATTCAAGCCATGGTCACTGCCACAGATCCCAAACTGGTGCGTGACTACATGATCACACATTTTATTCCACAGTACCAACGAGTAATGACCAATCCTGTGTACACCATACCTGATGGACACAAGGAAAAAGGCATCTTTATTGCGGCCAATGGGCAAAGATCTGAAACCGAGTATGAGTGGGATTCTACTACCGCTGCCTTTGTGGACCCTGTGACCGGAGACAAGGCCGGTGCCCGTCAAATGCAAAGCATGATAGCATCAGCCATGGAAAAAGTCACAAAAGGGTCGACCCAACCCGATGTTGATATGAACGACCCCAATGTTGTTCGAGGTTACAACGAAAGTCGCAAACCACGTGCCATGCTGGCAGAAGGTGGCAATGTGTTTAAAGATGCTGATGGTAAGCCACTCACCCAACGTATCAATCAAAGTGATATCCCAGCCACAGTGATGTGGTTAGAACAACTGATTGGCATAGACTTGCCACGTGAGCGTTGGCTAGGATCAACCGGCAAAGTCCCCACATCGGGCGATCTTGACATTGCCATTGATGCCAATGAGATCTCCAAAGAACAAATGGCCGCACGTCTTACACAGTGGGCGCAAAGCCATGGACTTGACCCAAAGCAATATGTAAAAAAAGCAGGGGAAGTACATCTACGTACCCCCATAGCCGGTGACCCCAAGCGTGGTTATGTACAAACAGACTTTATGTTCTTGCCCAATGTTGACTGGGGCACATTCTTCTACAATCAAGGCGCTGACACTGCTTACAAAGGGCTGGTACGTGCTGTGTTAATGAGTAGCATAGCCAAAACCGTGGGCTTAAAAGTTGGCATCAACGGAATGTTTGATCGTGAAACCAACACATTGCTGAGCCAGGATCCTGATGCAGTGGCCAAGG